ACTCTTCTTTGTCACCGTCACCATCAATATCTATGTAATCTGGTTTTGCTTTTTTCTCGTCAATTTTGTATGCTTGCCAAGCTTCTGATATATCTTCTACTTTGTGATCTTCATATACTTTTGTTTCGTCTACGTTAACTGGTTGACCATTTGCACCCAAATAACGTCTAAGGCTTAGGTCCGCAGGACTTCCCAATGGCCCTTCATATGCTTGGGGATCTGGTTCAGTGGTTGCTTCGCCTGGCATTTCTTCTGCCACAGGAGCATCACCTTGTAATTGATTTAATTGCTCTGGAGTAACCAATGCAATTAATGTTCTCATACCATCTGATTCGCTTGGTAGTTGTTCTTGCACTGGTGTGTCATATGGCGACTTTGCAACTCCTGCAAGTTTAATTAAGTCTTCTAAATTCATTTTTCACACCTTATATTCTGTTTGTAGCTCACTCTTGGGAGCATTCTTTATCATTTTTTCATTGTAAGCATCACCGAAATGATCTTCTACTTTTACTTTTTCTGCATCTTTATATTCTGCATCAGCTAGCACACTAGTTGCTTCCTCATCTGATTCTTCTTCGACTTCCCATAATTCTTCAGATTCATTCATATTATTAACAATCATTTCACCTAAACTTACGCCACAAATACTTGCAATTTCTTCCTGTATTGCATTTGTTGTAGCTGGCAATTTTGTTTTAATATCATATGTGTATATTTCTCTTGCGCCTACATCACCAAATCCACGTGGTTTGTGCATTATAGTTTTTTTAGGTGCACCCATGCTTTCCATGTTATATTTTTTCATATGTGACTCTACTCGGTCCATGTGTTCATCTGAAATTTCGTTCAAACTACGAAGTCTAAACTCATATGTATGTTCAGATTCTGCTAGATATTGTTTCAAACTTTTCATCTCAATTTCCTTACTTGTAGTTATTTATCAGAGTTATTCATTTTTTCTATTACAGCGTTGATCAATGTATTACGGTCTTCAAATTCTTCTGCTTCGCCTTGTATAGTATCTTCTTTACCATTTATTTTTGCTTCTGCATGGTCTAACTTTGCTTTTTGAAGTTGTAGTTGAACCATCTTTAATTTTTTATCCATTTTTGCTGTTTTAGCTGTAATAGCATTGGTCATCATTTTACTTGCAACATCAAATACACTTGCCGCATGTCTATCTTCTACATTTTGTCCTAGATCCATAAGGTCTTTGAACGCATTCATTGCTTGACCTGCATAGTTATCCATGTCTGCATCTAATGCTTCCAAGTCTCTTACTTGTGGTAGTGCTTTATCTATTTTGTCAGCTACATCTAATTGCTCTTGCATTTTTTCTAAATCTAAACCCATTTGTTCTTCTTTATCTGTAGGATAACTAGAGTTAATATTACTCTCTACCGGAGGTAAATTAAATACATCTTCAATTTTTTTGTTCACGCTTTTTTCCTTTTTCTAGGTTGATTAAACAGTTCATTTTCTGTAAGCACTCTAAATCCTACCCCTTGTCTTTTACAGAACACTTTAGCCGCCTGCCATTTAGCTTCATTAATTATTGCTTGTGCTTTTTGCACTGTTCCTTTAGCATATGCTAATGTTTGTCCTGCTGGTTTAATTTCAATCATTTCAGCTTTACGATTTTTATTCTTATCTTCATACACAATAAAAAAATCAGGCACATAATGTGTATTTTTTCCTGTTGCTGGATTACGATAAGGTATCCTATGACTTTCACTAGCCCAAGCTAAGATGTTAGGGTGTGTATCACACATACGCATAAATTTTAATTCCCAACCACTACGATATTTAGGTCGGTGTTTACCTATGTACTTACTAGGATTACGCACTTCATAAATGCCTTGTTGAAACTTGTGTGCCATTATAAGTGTATTTATTTTATTTAAAAAGCGTCACTATAAGGAGTAACTTTTTTAAGTTCACCGTTTTCGTCTGCTAGAGACTCATTTGCTTTGAGGGTGCCGTCATAAGCCTCGTATACAAAAGTGCCAACTGGTGTTTTTGGTGCGGCAGATGGAGTATTGATTGCTACTTGATTTATTGTGTTAAGAGCTTTTGTGCCATCAGGATCAACTTGTGTGCCTTCACTTGCTGTTTCTGCGGCAATATTAAAATGTTCAGGTTGAAATGTAACACTATACATTACTGGTTGACTATCACTATATGCCAGTGTGTCGTGAGCTAGGGTAGTAATCATACAATTGAATAGTTGTATAGTTCTACCACCTTGCTCAGACTCTCTACTATTAATGTTTATTTGTTCAAAGAAAAATCTACTTTGTTTTGGGATAGATTTTGCACCAAATATGTGTGATTGTCCGGTCCCAAATAGTTCTTCAATAACTTCGTATCCGTTAAAGTTTGTAATATCAATTCCATGTCCATGAAAATAATGACCTGCATATGCAAGCATTATATTTTGAAATTCATTATCTTTGGTATCATAAAAGACAATAGGCACTGTTCCTACTGTTAGTCTAGTAGGAACGTATCTCATTCTATTATACTGATTTAGTGATGTTATGCCATAATCAACATCTGGTAATCCTACACTAACTACCCTATTAAAAATAAAAGTTTTGTTGGGTATTTTTGGTGCGGATACATTGTCATTTAAAATAAATTCAACATTAAAATTATATTTTAAACGAGGAAACTTGTTAGTTACGAAATCGTCAACGCCAAAAACTTCAGCGGCGGCATTAAAAGGTCCGGTTCTTGCAGTAACTCCCATAGTTTCCTATATCCTATTATGTACCAGCGCCTGTTGCGTTACTTCTAGTTTGATCAGGAACTTCACCTGTTAATGTGGCATTACCTGCCGCATCAAAAATTTCTGCATTATCATAACGTATACTTACATTTACTTGAACTTGTTCACTACTTGCATATGCCATTTCACCATATTGAATATTATTAATATAGCAACCTGCAAGTTCAAAGGTATCTAGGATACCTGGTGTTGGATTTGCACCATCCAACGTTTCAATTTTCATTTGAAACTTATAACCTGAACCAGCTCTTGGACTTGATTGATTTGCAAAATCAACTTGTCTATTAAGTTGGTTGTTTAATTCTCTTAATACTGCACTGTCAACATCATCTCTGATCACTACTGTAATAGGATCCCATGTATGTTTACCAGCTAGATTAATTCTACTATTGTATGCATCTATTAGAATTTCGTCATGTGTGAGACTTGGTCTACCTACACTAATAACGCTTCTAGTAGGAGTTGCACTAAAGCCATCGCCAATAAACGTCACTCTAAAACGATATTGTAGCTTTGGCATAATTGTTGTTGTGTTACCTGCATTATCTGGAACACCTAGTGTTGTAATTACTGCCATCGATTTCTCCTTATATACCGGCTGTTAGTATTTATTAAAAACAAGTCAAAAAAATGGACGACATAAGCCGTCCATTAAGTATTCTGTTAATTTTTATTAGTTTGTAGCAGAAATTGTGCCTGTATTCACTAATCTAATTGGAATGTAAATAAATTCTGCAGACTTTGACGGTTCAATAGCTACATCTACGTAAAATTCATTACGATCAATTCTTGCTGGTGTATTGTTTGTTGTATCACAAACTACAGCAAAGTCATTCAATCCTCTTCTACTTAGAATATCTGCTAAGAATCTTTCAAAAGCTACTTTAGCTCTAGCTCTTGTTTGAGCATCATTTATTTCAAACAAGAATGGTCTTGCTAATACATCAAACCTTTCTCTGAGATAGGCTACTAGTCTTGCTACATTTACTCTGTCTAAAGCACTTGTAGTAGTATGCAATGTTTTCTGTCCAAATATTACTGTACCTTGTCCAGTAAATGTTGTAATTGGATTTAACTTTACATTATACATGCTATCTCTTTGACCTTGAGTTAGGCTTACTGCTTTGAATTCACCTTCAGTAGTAATATGACCTACTGCACTTGCATTTTGTACAACACCTCTTGTTAAGCCAGCAGGAGCGAACCACTGAAAGCTAATGTTGTCATTGTAAGCAAATGTATATAAAGCCATATGACTTGGTGGAACAGTTACAGTCTTACCATCTAATGGTTCTGTTGTTTGTCCTGCTGGATAGTAAACTGCTGAATATGTATTCTTTGTCACTAATCCATCTTCTCCATTTTCTGTTGCACTTGCTGTATTTTGTGTCCAACCTATTACATCAGTTGGCGTTTTACGCATTGGTGCATCTACAATAATAAAACCTGTTTCGCCTCTATCACTGTTAATTGTAACCATTTCGTCTGTAAGCTCAGGATAATTTGGAGCCGCTAGTAAGCTAAATGCATTACTTGGATCTCTAAGATCAGAACCTGCGGCAACTGCTTGAATTTTTTCAGCTATAACACCACGTTGTGCGAATCTACCAAACTTACCACTGCCATCTGCATGATTGCTAGCGCCATTTCTCCAAGCACCGGCTGTAGTATTATAAGCTCTTACAGTATTTTTACTTTGAGCCATATTAATAACTATCATACCTGCTGGGTATACACCTGCATTTGGTGCACCTGTTATAGTAGTTGCTTTACCGCCGTTAGTGTTATCACTTTTTGTATCAGTAATATCAGCAAATAATACACCATTTGCTGTACTTTGATCTGTATTACTGTGTAATACCCATGCACTGTTACCTGTATTACGTTTGTAAATTTTTGGATATGCACGTTCATTTGCTTGATTTTCAGCAACTAATGTTGTGTCAATCCAAATATCTCCAGCACTTGGTGCAGTTGGTGCAGTTGTACTATAAGTTGGTGTAACTCGTGCATAACCACTGTCAATAGTGTAAACGTCTAAATCATTTACTGTACTATTAAACCAATATTGTCCACTTGCAGGTGTTGCAGTTGGTGTTGCAGTTTGTGCAAGCAAATCAGTTGTTGTTAATGCACCTACTGTTCCACCTGTTAAAATTTCTCTTACTACAATTGTACCACGTGTATTTGCTTGCATATCTAATAGCAAGTTACCTACCACTGCGGTAGTTGTAGTTAGTCCAGTAACACTTGAACCATCTTGTGGAACAAAATCAGTAATTGCACCAGCACCATCTGCTTGAGTTGTGCTAATACCTTGTACTGTTTTTGCTACAAAGGCTGTGCTTGTGCTACTGTATTCAAAGAATGCAAGATCAATACCATTACCTGCACTTGTAGTTTTAATCCAAATATCACCTGCGTTTGGTGAACTTGGTGCACTATAATGTTCGTCATATGTTGCAGTACCTGCGGCTAAACTGTTGTCAATTAATTCCCAATTGCCACCTGCACCATGAAAGTATTGTAAACTTATCTGTCTAGCGGCGGTAGTTGAAGTTTCATTGTCAACATGAAGAACAACAAGATATGTGTCGTTAGTTGCGGCACTTGACGCTGTTCCAGGTGTAAAACTTGTGTTACCATCAACACTTGCTTGTGTACCTGTTGCATTA